GTCCTCACGAGTCGCCTTCAGTTCGGCAGTCGCCCGCTCCAAATCGGCCTTGTTCTTGTAGGCAATCAAAGTGCCCAAAGCCAATTCGACATGGCCCTCCGGGCTGCGGTCACTCAAAAAGGACTTCAACCGATTGAGACTCTCCTGTGCAAACTGGTTCTCAGCCTCAATTTGGGTTTTCTGCTCTTGCGTGGCGCCGGCAGGAATCTCCTTCTCGGCAGTCCATGCCAGACCAGCCAGGCCCTCGTTCGCCAACTCCATGAGTTGTTTCGCCTCAACAGTCTTTTGCTCAGCCTTGTATTTCTCCGCGTTTTGACGAGCGTCTTCCAACGCGACCTCGCGGGCTTCCTTCAGATTCTCATTGTCGAGAATCTTAGCCTCGACGACGCGACGAACAGCGATAGGCAGCTTGGGTAAAATCGGGTCCCAGTCCACATTCTCAATGCCGAGGTCCTTGATTTTTGCAATCGCCTCGGTAGACAGTGAACCTTCGAGTCGCTTCAGGACTGATTCCACGTTCGACTTGATCTTGCCGTCGTATTCCTGAAACTTCGGGTCCGATGTTACTTCGTGCGCGAGCTTGAACTTGCGCAAGCTCTCCAACTCAGACTTGAGGTTATCATCCAGGGCCGGCATGTCCTTGGCCCGCTTCAACTCGGCACGGATTTGGTCGAGTTCCTGAGTCTTCGCCGCCAGTTCGGTTTGAAGCTGTGTCTGAGTTTCGCGAGCCATCTTCTTGATGGCAGCAAAAGCATCGGCTGACTTCGGCGTCGTGTGCGGAGGAAGCTGAATCTTGTCGAGGTCGTCTTTTACTTCAGGTGCGGGCTTACCGTCCCCGGCGTTGGGATCGGCGCTCCCAGCGGCAGGCTTGCCGTCCCCAGTGGCCGCGGCAGCGTCCCCAAGTTTTGTCTGATCGGTGTCCCCAGAGGCCGCGGCAGCGTCCCCAGACTTCCCATCACCGTCGATCTTATCATCGGTATTTTCATCATTCTTTGCAGGGGTTCCTTCGCCTCCTTCGGTGCTGTCACCGTCGGTCTTGGCGCGGACAACAACATTTCCGTTGTCGTCGGTGTCACCCTTCCCCTCCTTGTCCTTGTATTGCGCGGCTAGCGCGTCCAAGGCCTCGATCGAATCCGCAGAATCTCCAGGTGACAGGCTCAGGTCCTCACCTTTGGCAAGGACAGTTGTAGGGTCGGCAGTTTTTCTCATGGTTCTTTCTGTTCAGGTTGGTCCGGCCACTTGGAATCGTCATCCGGGTCCGGGTAGGCATCGAGATTCTGTCCGGTTTCCTCATCAGGAGGTTCGGCCAGTCTCAAAATAGAGTTAAAGGCGAGTTCAAAGCCCTCAATCTTCCGCGCTTGAAGCGCGACGGCATGAATATCGTTGGAAATCTCAGGAGCAGGACGAAAAGAGGCGAGATGAGACAAAAACTCGGCTCCGACACCGCCCTCCAGAAATTGTTTCAGGAGGTCAGAGGAATCGCGGGTCCAGATAGAGGTAGGTTCGGACTTCAAGCGGCTTGGATTGCGACTGGGGGTTGCTGGGCCTGGTTCTGGGCATTTGCCTCGCCCAATTTTTGAAGTGTTTGAGCCAAGGCCTGCGCCCATTGACGAAACTCGGCTACGGCCTGCTTCTGGCCCTGCTGTTCGGCTGCCATTATGTGCTGGGTAGCGTGGTTGCCGATAGCATTGAGGAAATCTTCGACTTCAGGGTTGTCAACGGCGTGCTGAAGCACTCCCATCGTGGTATCACGCAAGATACTCAGGTGGATGACGTGATTGTCACGCGGGCTGGTGGGCACCGGCGCCCCTTGCTGCAACAAAACGAGTTCGAGTTGCTGTAGTCGGGCCTGTTCGGCCTGCTCCGTCGGATCGTTTTCCGGCAGAAGCACGTCGTCGGCGAAATCCGAGCTAACCCGGGCCGTTAAACTGCGATGTTCGAGCTTGCGCTGATTGTAAAGCGGATTGCCGCGGGCTTCCTGCGCGATCAGAACAACCTGCTGGCGCTCGCGGTCGGAAAAATCAGCTACGGTGTTGACCGCGGGCTGGTCGGCGAGATAAGCCAGTTCTTCCTCGGACAAAAACTTGAGCAAGCGAGCCTGCATCTCCTTCGCTTGGGCATCCTGAGTGTCCGGATCACAGAGCCGACGCTGAATAGTTGACATCGCGACGGCGAACTGGGACAAAAAGCGTTCGATCAGAGCGTCGCGGCGTTCTTCCTCGCGGGCCGCGTGCAATTCGACGGCGGCTTTGGTCACGCGCTCGCCTTCAAATACCTTCGGGCTCGCCGAACCGGCGATCTGGTCGAGTAATTCAGACAGGAACCGGTCCAAAGTGAAGAAAGACTCGACGTTGCCGTCAATTTTGTTCTGCTGAACCTGGTATCCGGACGCAATCAGAATCGCGTTGCCGACGACGGACATCCGGAACCGCTTGATCTCCTTCTCGTCGCAACTCAGGATCAGTTTTCCACTCAACTGAAGCCGATCAACGGCCTCATTGCGGGCACGATCAAGCACTCCGGCCATCGCGTATAGCTCACGACCAATGCCTTTGCTCGAATGGAGCTTGCCGTTGCCATGTTGAAAGCTGAAAAAGGCTGCCATGTCGGCGATTCGAGGCACGACTTTGTCCCGCCAGAGTAATTCGTCACCGGAATGGTTCTCGAAGGCGACATGCGTCACGTTCCCGTCCACCTCGGCGACTAAAACATGCCAGACCTCGACGGCTTTCGCGCCGGTAAAGCTGGCCAGCGTCGAGTTCTCGCGGATCAGGTCGGCGTAAACCAGTTCCAGGTTGGAATTCTGGCTCCGGTGATCCTGCGGCATGGCCTCATTCAAGGCCTTGATGACATTATCCACGTTCCAGCCGTTCGCTTCGGCGGCTTCGCGGTCCCGGATCAGGTCGAAAAGTTCGTGCAACAGGTATGAATGACGGAAGCAGACCAGGGGCGCGGTGCGGGCCGCGTGTTTTGTGCCTTGCGGCACCATGAAGGCATCCTGACGATACATCGTCGGGAACCAGTTGTAGGGATCGAGCCAGCCCAGCGCGGTGAACCCGAATAAAACGTCTTCCTGCGCGACCTCAAACAGGAGATCATCCCAGCCCTCGCGGGCCCGACAGGTATTAGTAATCTCAGTGCGGAAAAGTTCGGTCTTTTTGTCCGCGTCGGGAAAGCGATCGGGCAACTGGCTAGCGGTCAGATACCGCATGTTTTTCAACGCAGTCGTAAAGCGGGGCACGACTTTCTCCACCAGGTTGGAAAGCGGCTTCGTTGTGAAGTTCGACTTCCAAGACAGCCCGTCAGACCGAAGCTGTTGCGGGCTGTAGGGCCGCTCGGCGTTCACCTTCGAGGCGATACGCGAGTTCTTGAGCACGCGTTCCCGGTTATCGTTCTCTAAAGCCCGAACGATCTGCGCCGCCTGTGCAATGTTTTGCAGGGCTGGTGCATGCGTTTTCCCGTCCTTCTTTAGTTCGGGAGAGTTCGGGGCCGTTGCGGTGCCAGAAAATTCCAACATCTCTATTAAGTTGCGTTTGAGAAGGTCCGAAATTTAGTAAAATCTTGGCGCAAGCTCTTTTAAGTATCGGCACATGTCATGGTTCAGGCCCCGGTTACCGACGGAAAACAGCGCCCGGCCTGCGACTCGGGCCCGGATTTCGGCCTCGGTCAACGAAACATCTATCTTCAAGTCCTTGAACGGAGTCGGTTTTAGCTTCAGCGCATTCCCGTATAAGCTCTTGATTACCAAGCCTTCAGGACGATCCCATTCGGGGGCATATCGAGCCATCACCTGCGGGAATAAGGCCTTGTCGTAGACAATGGGACAATGCACGTCGAAGTAATGTGTCCTGAGTGCCCTCTGATTTAATGCCCGGCGTGTGGCATCCATACTTTTCCAGTAAATATCCCGACTAATTCTTGTCCTTAGCCTCCCTTCTAAGGTGCCCTCGGCATAGTTCGGCCAGTCTTGCCAGGCGGACGAACACGGCTGGAGCAAAAAATAGTCGTCGTTCCAGAGCAAAAACTTGTCGCTGACATCCGGGTGCCGGCAGGCGAGTAACAGCTTGTCCTTGATGTTGACCTCTTTACACCCGTTCAGGTCCCGGGCGGGTATGTGAACCAGGTCAAAAGGAAAACGGTCTTGTATACCGGCCTTCGGCCAGCGACCGACGAGGAACACCCGACGGATGTCGGGCATGAATTTGGCCACTGACCGCAGCGAATACCTGATCTCGTTATCATCCCAGATTGTGCCGGCGCCGAGCGGACATACCATGTCCGTCATTTCTTATGCCTCCAGCACTCCGTCGGCACCAGAGTTGACTGATCCTGATTCCGCAGGGTAACCGCCACCGATAGTTCATCACCGACCTGCGAACAGGTCTGACCCTTCAGCGGATCATAAGGGCGGAGGCAAGCCATCCGGGAAAACAATTTCTTACCGCAGGGCGGACACTTCTTGTCCCAGTTGACATTGAACCGGCACGCGGAGCAGATTTTCGCACGTTGAAGTTGCTCGTCGGCCTCGACCCGGCGCAACCGATTCGCCGCCTTCTCGGTAAGAACGGTTTCAATGTAGTCCTGCACCCGGGCCAACCGGGTCCGCGACGTCTCGCGGATGCAGAGACGAGGGTGCGCCTTGCACAACTGCTCCGTGATCTCCAACTCGGGATTGCCCCGGGGCAGATTACCGAGTCGCCGGTATTCGGTAACGACGGCGACAAGCTGGCGGAAATCGGGGGCAGTAATAGCAACACCGTCCGGATTGGTATACTGCAATCCGTCGGCGGGCACCAGGTTGGGGTTGAGTCGTATCATTCGAGATCGTCGAACTTGTTTGTGGAGTCCACGGTATGCGGGACGGCGTCGCGATCGCTACTGCCGCCGACGACGTTACCCGAGTTCGGGCTCACCGCAGAGGGGACGAATTTTTCCGCGAGCCGGACTCCGTGAACCAAAAGGGTTAGGGCGTCAGCCTTATTCGGGCTGTGATTTCCGCGGTTGATATAGTCTTTCTTTTTCTCAACTCGGTTCACCTTGCCCGGCGCGTAGCGACGCCCTGTGATCTGCGATTCGAGTTCAGGAGTCAACGCAACAGCAGAAGCCTTGACGACATCGAACTCAGCAAATTTTTTCAGCGCGAACCATAGCTCGGAATGTGCGCGGTCATACTCATCCTTGGCCTTCTTCGTATCTTCTTCGAGTATCTTACGGTCAGTGGCCGAGTTCTGGTAGTTCACGCCCATGACCTCGGGATTCCAGTCGTTCAAAAGGTAGTCATGGACGCCGGCGCCGTTGCCGGTGCGATCCAGCATAAGGTGTCCAGGTGCAATGCCTAATTTGATCGCCGTCGTCTTGACCTGCTTCGCCATCACGACGGTATCACCTCGGACCAGCGTGAATAACTGTTCTACCTGGATGGCATAGCGCAAAACTTTATTGCCATGGGGGTCCTTGAAAAAGACCTCCGTGCCTGTTGGATTTTCAAGGTCCGGTAGAGTGCGGTATCCGATGGCTCGACCGAACTTTCCGGAACAGAACTCGGCCAGGTCCTTGCCTTCCAGTGCGAGGTCCACGCTGCCAAACGGGACCGGAGTCTCCGCGAAGATAAACTCTCCGCGCAGCTTGGCGTAGATTGTGGACGAGATCAGGCTGAAGAACGCGGTTTCCGTCGGGAACCAGCCACGGTCCATCGTCATTGCTCCCGGTGACTCGGGCCCGCCTGAATCTTTTTCGATGCGCTCGTAGGCCTCGCGGGTCAGCAAACCCGGATAGACCTCGCGACCCTCAATCACATTCTCGCACTTCTTGCCGTCGAGACGGACGACGCGCCAATCTTTCTTGGAGTCCCATTCCTCGTCGTAGTCGAGGTCAATCGAATGCAGACCAGCCGAGGGCGCGGCACGTTCAGCGACGGGACCATGCGGATTCGATGGGTTGAACGCCAGGACTAGCTTGAAACTATCGGGATCGTCCTTGGATAACCCGGAGTAAACATTGTTAATGTCCTTCCAGAGACCGGGCGGGCATTCCTCGGCTTCATCAATCAGAAACCGAAGGCGAGACAGTGGGCCAAAAACGGGGTGCGGCTTCGGCCTGGGCACGCGCTTCGTTCCCTGGAGGCGTGCTCCTTTCTTTCCGATAGGCAGCACAACGCCGCGGATGGCCGACTTGCGTTGCTTCGGATTCAGCCCGATGAAAAGATCGCCAATAATGCCGGGTATCGGCAAGCTGGCCTGCTCGTGCATATTGACCAGATGCGAGAACAGGTTGTCCTTGAGATGGTTTTCACTGGGCCCGACGACATTAACATTGGTAAACTCAGGGTCTCGAATCCAGTCGAGGAACATCCAGACACCGGTCGAGTAGGTCTTGCTGGTCGAGGCGGCGCCGGAGAGTAACAGGGTCGAGTGCGATCTCAGATTAGCCCAGATTAGCTTGACGAAATGCGGGTCCGGGTGGAACAGATTCTTTGGGAGTAAAATTTCCGCCGCCCATTCATAGTGATCGTTGTTCAGGCACCAGTAGAAAAGAGAGTTACACCACTCCAGAGCGTCGTCGGCCTCGATGGCGCCCTCGTGCCCGGAGAATGCGGCAATAAGCCGGGCGGCTTCTACCCGCTGGTCTGCGTGTAGATGGCCGGCGACTTGCGTTACTAATTCCCTGCGTTGTTTCACCGAAATTGAAACGACCTCCGAGGACCGTGCTGCGAGGTAAGAACCGGCAAACCAATCCGGTATACAACGCGCTATTCTACCCCGGTCTCTAGGTCCCTGGTTGGGGTGCTTTGGCTGGCCGGAGGTCGTTAAGATGGACGAGCCAACTGGTTCCGATTTGGTCAATCCGCTCTGGCGGGAAATGGTATTTCACGCCCTCGTAAACCAGACGGTAGTCGTGCCCACCGATGATGGCGCCCGGGCCCAGCTTTGGCAGCCAGGCCGCGATCTCGGCCCGCATGTGAGCGTGGGTATGGCTGTCATCCAGCCAGAGCGCGGAGACCGAGGCATCATCGAAAAAGCGAGCTGCAACGATGGCGTCGGATTGAATCAACTCGACACCGGCCCGGAAGCCGCAGGCTGCTAAATTATCGAGGCATTGCTGGTAGACAGTGCGGCTATCCCCGGCTCTGACATCCTGAGCGCGGAGATCGCGGTATATCTGTTCTTCGTCATTCTTCCACGCATCTATGCCAAAGATTTTGAGCCCTCTGCCGGAGAGCCGGGCAATATCGGCCAGGTAGATCAGGCTACGGCCTTTCCAGACTCCACACTCAACGATGATATCGCCGGACAGCGCCCGCGAGACGAAGTAGTTATAGATGCTGGCGTAGTTAAACCAGCCACCGACTTTTTCCCAGTGCTTGAGTTGGGTCGGGTTCATGGCGTAAACCAGTCAAGGTTTGGCACCGAGTTTTTCAAATCCTTCAAGTCTTCTCGGGTAAGCCAGGTAAAAAAGAAGTCTCCAAACAGATGATAGCGGCATCCGGCAATCTTCGGCGAAGGGGTCGCCGTGGAATAAATGTGTCCGACCATAACCAAACCTATTTAGCTTACGGTAGCGAAAGAACCCTTTGCCTAAGACTAGTCGCCCATGCCTCATTTCCAGCGGGCGGCTCGGCGAGCGCGACTGGCGGCACGACGGGCCTTGTTCGCCTCGGTGCGCTTGAACTGGCGCTCGTAATAGTTTTTCTTGACGCGACTGCGTCTACCCTTGGCCTGATTCATTTCAAAACGATCTCCTTGATTCGGTCCCGCAACGCCGGCAGCAACCGGTCAAGCTGCTCGTTCAGAAATTGCTCCTGATCCTCGGGATGGCGTGCGTCATCCACGTTTAACTCAATACCAAAGCCGTGCTCGAAAAGAGCATCGCGCCAGACCTGGGTATGTATGGTGAACGTTAGTATCAATGTAAAATTACGGGTTGGTGACGACGTGGATACAGGCTTTCGCCTAGTTTGAGGCTACGTCTGGCCTCGGGCCAAACTCCACGAGCATTGTTTATTTACCTCTGACCCCACCACCAACCCTTAACATCTTGAGATGCGTTTTGAACGGCCCGCCATCCACCAGTTTTTCAAATTATTTAGGATGAACAACAGAAGCACAGCCTCAAACGCCAGCGCGGCAACGAAGGCAGCTAACCCGACCGCCGCGGGAAAGATTAACACCGGTATTGCGAGCCAAATAAGCATCACCGACCCATTGCGTATTCGACATGGTTGGACCGGGCCCATGCTAGGATAACGCGGGTCGGGACGTAGGCAGCGTAAGGCGGGCTAGACCTTAACCCGAGACCGACGCAGCCTCCGCGGCGGTTGAAAAAAGGTCCACCGGAACAGCCGGGAGCAACGGGTGCCGTCGAGAGATCGAAGGTGCCGACCGGAGTCTCGACGCCTAAACGCATGACGACGCCGGGACACACCGAGTTCGCACCGTCTAACCCGAATGGCGAGCCGATATGTGTCACCGAGTCCCCCTTGTTTGGCAGCCGGTAGTCGAATCGGCCCACCGAGGGTATTACTTCGTCAATGGCTAGAACCGCGAGGTCGGCCTCCGGATCGCAGATTACGACGTGAGCGACGCGGGTAACACTCCCGACCACGGTGCCGTTCTTGACGATAAGCTGAACCACGCGCAGGCAGCCATTGGTATCGGCTCTAGCTGCGACATGGCCCGCCGTCCAGACGTAGGTGTTGGTGCGACCCGTGACCAACATGCCGGAGCCGAACCCGGTCTCGGCTACGAGAGTGACGGCAGCGTAGTCAAGCTGTTTTAGGGTCGGCGTCGAAGCCGACAAAATAATCAGCACGGCGAGAAGGAGCGGTATCGCGATGATGAGGCTGCCTCCCAACACACTTAGTAGCTTCCGACGCATGACGTCAGGATTCGGTAACGTCAGAGGGCACATGTTACTTCTTCAGTGCGTTAATCGCGGAGTTGACTCGGTTGACCTTCTTCGGGTTGTTACGGATGAATAACCAGGTGCCGACGACGGCGCCTGCCAGTGCGAGAATTACCAATGCGGCGATCCACATACTTAGAGATGCGTCTGAGATTCAAAAAATAGACGAATTTCTTTCAGTAAATTCCCTGGTCTTGGATCGAAAGCGTTACCCTAACCCGGCGCCGCCCGAGACGTTGCCATCCACCACTTTCGGAAAAAAGTTAGAGTTGGCCATCGGCCAGCCTCCGGCTGTCCTCGTGGCGCCGTAGAATCCCTTCAGTAAGTCTTTGGAGCCTCGAAATTATTGTCTCTCTTTGGGACAGGTGTGTCGTGCGGTCGGACCAGAGACTCAGAATGCAATCACGAATGAGCCGGAACCTGGTGCGAGGTGACAGGTGCGGAGGGATAGGGGATAGGTGATAGAGCACAGTGTATCGGTCGCAATGGGCGCACCGGCCTACCAGGTTGCCATCGCGGAGGCCGAGGTAATAGCCAGCGTCTTTCGGCTCTTTCGATGGAAGTGTAAGATTTTCCGACACTTGTGAATCATGACTATTCGAGTCAGGATTGGCCTCACGATCTCCAGAACATACCGCGCTCGGACCATCGAGCGGATGTGCGGGGGTCGGGTCGCCCCCCGGGGAGGGGCCGGCCTGGCGGGCGCCGGGCGGAAGTGCCTGGACTAGAGACACTTGGAGCACAGCATCAAGCACCTGGTCGCAAAGTGTAAAGTTTTCCGACAAAGCCAAAGGATTGAGGGTTCTAGGGTTGTCCGAATCCGGACCTTGGGCCAGAACGGCTAGCGCCGGTTGGCGCCGCGGATAGTGGGTAAATTGGTGCGAAAGAATGTCGAGGACGACCGAAACCGTAAGAGTTTTTAGGGGGTCGTGCAAAATGCAATGCTTTGCCTTATCCGCAATCTTACGGAACCGGGGACTGGCCAGAATTCGCTCATCGTAAAGATGAGTGCTTTGCTTAGGATTCCAGCCTAATGAACGGGCCACCGCCTCAACGCGGTCAATGCTCTTTAAGCTTGGCATCCGCTCCGGAGTATGCCCCGGGATTTGCAACCATATAGGCGGAGCAAATCCGGCACTGCGCTTGAAGCCTGCCTTCCAGCCATGGCCGGGATAGCTGAATCGAGCCCGAAAGAAGTCACGAAGCTCGACAGCGCGGGAATAGACCTTGCTTGCCCACATTCTCCTTAAGTTGCACCTGAGATAACTCGCCGTTGAAATTTTTCTTGATGCATGTCTTGACAAGATTCAAGTTGCCCCTTATCTTCCTAGAACAATGATCTTAATCATTCTCGCAATTATAGGCGGTCTCTGGGTGTTGGACTTCATTTGTGGCTGTCTTGAAATCCTGATGCACGCCATGAAACAAACTAAACGCAACCGGCTTACGATAGAGTGAAGCCATGAAAACGAACCTGTCCGAAACTCCGATGAAAGAAACCCTCTACGTGACCGCGAAGGCCACCGTGTCCTGCTCGCAATTCAAGGCTGGCGAATACGTCAGCGTGAAGTTCTTCCACCACGGCGACAACGGCGAAGCGTGGTATCTCATCAACCGCAGCCAGAACGGGCCGCTCGCCAACGAAGTGGCCTATCCGGCCAGTCACCTGACGCAATTCTGCCTGTGACAAAACCGCCAGAAATACCCGACAACGTAACTCTATGCCAAAAACTAAACTGAAACGCGGGGCGGCAGTTCGCTCCAACCGGATTGTTAAAATGCGCGGCGACGACAGCGGATACACATGCGCGTGCGAAAGGACTCATAAATATCCAGCGTATGTGTATGCCCACTGGAACGATGAACTGACGCACACCTGCGAATGCGGGCGGACTGCGACAATCCAAAACGGTGTCGCAGTAGGAAAGCATTCTAACACCAAGCGCAGCGACGGCACGAAAGGATCAACACCATGAGCGACTCGACGACTCCACAAACATGAAGAAATATCTTGCAACGCAACCGGCTTACGATAGAGTGAGGGCATGAAAACAAACATGAACAGCAACTCGCAAATCCAAGATAAATACATCCGCGTGATGGCGGTGTATGACCAACTCGCGTTCAACGGCAACGGCAACGGCGACATCAAATTCATGGTCGGAAAAGTCGCTGTGGCGCTCCGCGATGAATGGGCTGGGGTCGGTCACATCATCGGCTACGCGGAGAAGATGATGGCCGCTTTCAAGCCGGAAAGCCGCGAGCGGGCAATCATGGGATGCGTGCTCAACATCTTGGTCGGCGGAATCTGGAGCGCGAGGAACTGATATGACGACGACCGACATCAAAAACGAAATCAAAAACGGAAACACAACTCGCGCCCGCAAGGCCGTTAGAAACGCGCTTCGGACGAAGGTAATCAACGCCATGAAAGCCGGATTCAGCGCCGACTGCGAACTCGACAAGCTGGACTACCTGACGTTCACGGACAGCGCCGTGTGCGCTGGGGCTGCCGGAATCATCAACTGCCGCAATCACACATTTGAGGTCGCCATCCCCTATGCCGACCTCATCTGAAATCAAAGCATACCTCGCCGAAATCGGTCGGCGAGGCGGACAAAAGAGCAAGCGCAAGCTCACGAAAGCGCAGGCACGGGCAATGGTGCGCGCACGAACGGCCAAGCGCGCGGCTCTGCGCCCTAACAGGTGAGCTGACCGACCGCTACCCGGCGGCCAGCGTAGAAAGCAAAATGAACCAACAAATAACCAGAACGCATGGCCGAAGCCAAGGGGCGGGTAGCGGTTCGTGTCCAGCGCATTGTTAGGCGATTATGAAACATATATTACTAAACCTTGCCCTTATTGACCTGGGTAACTTTTGCAAAGAAAACAACATTCCGGCCAACGGTCACAATGGTGAAGGCTCACGAGTGATAAAGCGTGGGCGCGGATTTATTTACGACCTCGTGAGTCAGACCACTGGAAAACCGATTGCGTCCGTTCGCTTTAGCAAAAACCAATTGC